TGCGACGAGCGCAAACCATGACCTCACGCTTTGCAGCAGCGAGGGTAACCGTGCGCACTTCGGAAAGTGCAGTGTCAGTGTTCTTAGCCATTTTGTTTCTCCATCAGTTGACTATAATTTAATATAGCATATTATTTTGTTCTGTCAAGGACTTTTTTTACAGTGCACCCGTCCAACGGATACAATCAAGTTTACCTTCAAGAACATTGCCACGAGCAAAGTTCATAGCAGGAGCCTTCCAAGAGGCAGGTTTCAAAATATCGCCAGCACGGAACTTGCCACCATCCTTCTTAACCACAAAGGAATGCACCGAATTACGCTGAACGATCTTGAAATACTTGCTGCCTTCTTCAATGCGGAGGGAGGCATTATATTCTTCAATCATCTTGGCGACGATTGGATCACTAGTACGATTGCCATTCCAAGCAAGATAATCGGCTTTGGACTTTTCAATGATAGCGGCGAGACCAGATTGCATATCCATGGGAAATCTCCGTTGCTGTTTATATTATAACAATAACACAGAATTAGGGATTGTCAAGCACTTTTTGGTTTATTTAACATCATTTCTTTTATAAGAAATTTGGCGATATTTAACTGCTGACGGATAAATTCATCTACATTTGGGGACGGAATTGATGAATTTTTTCTATCCATCATTTCCTGACAATCGGAAAGGATACTCATGACAACCATTTCCATGCCAATCACTTTGGCAGAGAGGCTGTTGATATATTGGTCACGGATATCGACTCTGGACATGCCGTAGCAGATTTGTTCAGATTGCGTCATGTGTATCTCTCCATTGCTTATATTACTAATATAACACAGATTTAAAGGCTGTCAAGGGTTATTTTTTAACCCCGTCTGTGAGACCAATTGCCACACATTCGTTAGGAAATTTAGCCCACATTTCCGTGATAAGAGCAGCACGAGATTCCTCAATGCCAGGAATTTCAGCGATTTCGCTAAGGGTGATGATTTCTTCCACATACTGAGAAAATGACCAAGAATTGCGCATCCGTGCTCTCCATCAATTGACTATAACTTAATATAACATGGATTTAGGAGTTGTCAAGGGTTATTTTCAAAGCAGCGGATATCGGCTTCCGTGGTATGTGGGTCTTCTGCACGGATTGCCGCAACCAGCATGTTCCACTTGTTATCAAGTGCCTTGCAGATCATGTTGGCCTCGTCATACCGACCAGTGTCCATATAAAGTCCATAGGTGGTTTCTAGGGCGGTTAGGTCCATGCGGATGGCTTCGATGTGGTCCATGGAGTATCCCTTTCCATTGCTTATATTATGAATATAACACGGATTTAAAGGTTGTCAAGCATCTTTTTTGATCCGTACATAGTGCAAACGGGTCTGATTATTGTCGTCATGCTTGTGAACACGGGCTGTCAAATTAATGACAGTTCCACGCGCCAGTTGTTCGCTGAGAGGGAAGCAAACAAGGCAATTATCGGCAGTAATTGCGGTATGGTACCACTTATTGTAATTGGCGCTATAAACCGCTGATTTAATAGTAATTTCTGCGGAGATGTTGTCTCCAACCTGTCCAATATGACGGCTGTTTTCAGAAATTTGGCGAATTTCATCGCGAGAATTTTCCCGATCAACAGCGTTTTTATAGGAGTTTGGGACGCTGGCAACCAGTGCTAAGGTCTTGAAATCCTTGGCATTAATCTCTTTTTGTTCGGTCAGTAGAACCAAATTCTTCCAATAATCATGAAGAGTTCCTGCAACAAGTTCAATCATTTTGCTGTCAAGATATTGAATAATTTCATCGGCCAAATTAATATCTTGTGGCAAATGGTTAAAGTTTACCATTTCTGGATTAAGAACTTCGCGCATAAGTGCGCCATTTGCCAATTCACCTTCTTTGGCATCATAACGCTTGATATACTTGCCATTGATCCGTTGAGCAGCTACGGCAGCGGTCATGGCATCTTTGAGAGAAACGGTATCAGTCATTGCTAGTTTCCTTTTGCTTCTTGCGATTATAACTGCCTTTGCCTTTTTTGGCAAGAACTATTCGCTGACGATACAGCGGTTTTGCTAATTCTCTTGCTTCTGCGCTGCGCATTGCCTTTCTCCATTGCTTATATTTTGAATATAGCATGGATTATATATCTGTCAAGACATATTTTGAATGGCTTGTCCTAAATTATTGTCACAAAGTGTCAGCATTACGCTTAGTTCGTTATCCATTAGAAATAATTCCCCCTTGCTCATTTGATAAAACCAAGGGTGATTGTGGTATCGATCCATCAGCACAATTTCTTTGCCGTTTATTTGATATTTGCGTCTATCGATATGATGTTCATAAAATTTATAGCCATAATTGCGCATTAGTTCAAACGCAGTATTATTAAGTCTAAACCCAAAATTTTTATTGTTATTGTACCAATAAAGAATATAGATATTTTTTTGATTTATGTTTGGAATAAATGCATCTTCGCCATGGGCTAAATGATATAACTCATGTGTCCATTCAGTTTTAGATTTTTTATTTTGTTGGGTAAACGGTTGGTCCACTGTTCAACAACACTACGCTAAATTTAGTAGTTTTAAATTGTATGTTAAGTTTTTTACAAAGATTGATCGCATGACCAGGATTTGAAAAACTTGTTTTTTTATACTTTGGACCAGGATACTGCGCTAACATAGAAGTGGTTTTGAAGTTAATTGGATTGTTATCATAAAAGATAGCCCAAATACCTTCGCTAGCCAAAACCTGATCTGACTTGTAAGTAGTTTTATTCGTTATTTCTAATATAATTTGAGGTTTTGGTCTTGACATTGTTGATTTTACGCATTAATATTTATCAATATAATATGCGCAGTTAAAAATTTTTTCCTTCCATGACAATTTCAATAACTTCGTTATCATTAATTTTCTTTTTTAAATCTTCAATTTGGCTTTCTAATTCAAGCGTGTATGCAAGTAAATCTGTAAGTTCATTTATTACATTACGAAGTTCTTCGCCATCAATGAGATGTTTATTATTTCCACTAAGTGATTTTCCACGCTCATTAAATTTTCTTATCCAAAAAAGATTAGGCGGTCTCATTGTTTAAATTCCTAAATCGTTCTGTTTGTTCAATCTTAGTCTTAAATGGACCGCAGTATTCATATCGTTGAAGAGTAATCAACTTAGGCGAATACGCAAGTGTCCAAGTATTATCAAATTTAATTACATAATAACCTGCACAATAAAAACTGCTACTCTTATCATTCTTAGTGTATAGCGGAAGTTTTAACTTTACATTCCAAATATGATTATGAGCAGTATGACTGGTTGGATAACCATATACTTCATTGGTCTTAATGGGGTTTTTAAAATCTTTTGCTCGTTTAGAGATAGTAATATTTTTTCTTTCCATCATCTCTTGTAGAGTTGGAAATTCTTCCATGGTATCACTAACGGTGCATCGAACGCCGCTAGTAGTTTGCGCAATGTTCCCAATGCGCTCGCCTTTTTCGTTTTCAATGATCCAAAAACGATTTTCTACAATATTCTTAGCCTTGAGTGTCATCTTTAATCTTTCCTTCAATCATGTCAAATAGCGAATTATATTCACTACGAACTTCAATAAACGAAGCCCAACCAATGGCAGCAACAATATCCATTAAAACACGATCTTGATCAATATTCCAATAATGAAAAATTTCATATCCAAAAACCGCGAGAACTGCCCACGGAAAATATTTTACGAAAAAATTACGCATGTATTGTTTCCTTTATAAGTGGTTTACTAAGTGCATCTGCCAGAGGCTGTACATTTTCGCTTATCTTGTTGAGTTCAAACTTTGCACAGAATTTAATAAGCTGCGTACCAATCTGACGATTTTCTCTTGTAGTAACTGCCATTAAAGCAGTATCAATTTTATCCCGTATATCTATGGGCTGGGCAGTGAGATCAATAAGCACACGGTTGGCATCATAACGGTCAAGAACGCGATGTTCTACGCCATCATGATCTACCCAACGCTGTAGCATTAAATTGTTCCACGCCCAGCCCTTACGGTCGCGGTCAGCAAAGGCTTCGGTAAGTCCAACCCGCTTGGCTGTACCCTTGACACGAACGCCTGGACATGCTGACATCACATTATCTGTAGGATCGCCCCGCATACACTTTTCAAAAAGTATCCACTTAGGGTCGCCCACAGTCTTGTGTTTCTTGGTTAGCTTATCAATAACTGGCTTGTTATTGTCATCAAATACGCCTTCTAAGGTAATATGATGATTGGCTAACCCATTGTACATAGTAACATTTTCTGCTAACAACTGATGAAAATCACTGTCATTGCTAAGAATAACATGGTTATCAGATGGATGCAGTGCAATCCAACGAGCAATGATATCATCTGCTTCGGCTTGTTCTACTTTAATAACGCTTGCATTAGTACGATCATTTAACCAATTGGTCAACTCTTCATAGCACTGCCAAAACTCTTTGTCTTCTTCGGCTTCGCGTACAGTCATTTTATCTTTAGTTACTTTACGATTAGCCTTGTAGCTAGCCGTATGATCTTTGCGCCAACTGCGTGACTCAAGTGCAAAGATGATATGGTCAGGCTTATGCTGACGATGTGCTTTCAAAATGCTTGTGAATGTCACATGCAACGCAAGACCAATGCGCTGCCACATATCAGCGCCACGAGCACTGCTATGACGAGCACGAGCGAACAGATTAGCTGTATCTACGAGAAGATATTTCATAAGACCTAATATAGTATGTTAGGGGTTAATTGTCAAGTATTATCTTACTTCTGTTTTGCCGTCACCTAGATCAGTGCGACTGATATAACGGCTTCCATCAAGATTTTGTACATTGGCCTGTGAAGTTGCTAGTATATTACGAGCAATGTCATTGAGCCATGCATCTACCAATGCTTCTGGATTAACTCCACGATAACCAGCTTGTCGCAACATCTCAATAAATTCTGCGTTCCAATCAAGTTCCATAGACCCAATCTGCGGGTTTGCAGGATCAAAATCAAACTTAAGAACTTTTACTTCTGGTTGAGCATCTACTGGTTTTTCTTCAACTGGTGCCTCTTCAACCTTTTTTACTTTTGGTTTACGAGGTTTCTTGGGTTTTGTGCTAGTTTGAGTAGAGGCTAGTGGTGCGCTTTCTGTTGTTACAGAAGAGGCGTTAGCGTCTTTGTTAATTAATTTGCCGATTAGCTTGTCGAGTAATCCCATTTTATACCTTTATTGTTGCCAGCATTGGCGTTGGCGACCTGCGAAATTACCCCATGCATCATACATAGGAACCCAACGACAGAATGTCTGTGGGTAATATTGTGGCTGTGGGTAATATTGTGGTTGTGGGTAATACTGCTGTTGGTTCTGCTGTGCCATGCCGCCTAGAATACCACCAACAATCAAACCACCAACAAGGGGAGCAACCCAATCGCCACCACCACCACCGCCATATCCAGGACGAGGACCATGATGGTAACGCCAGTCATCGGCATTGGCCGCTGTTGCGGTAATTAATGTTGCGGTTGCAAGTAAGATAGCTAGGGTCTTGCGCATAGTAGTTCTCCAATTGACTATAACTAATATAACATATTTATTGGTCTTGTCAAGGGTTATTTTTAATGTAAGGGGTGTTCAGCTTCGTATTTTTTAATGATTTCTAGGGCATCTGGGACCAAAACCATGTATATTTGCTCTGCATCGGCAGGTGCTTCACATTGCAAGTATTCATAGATTTCCGTTGCGGGAATTACGGCACGACCAGCATAGGTCTGATCACGGATGTACTTTAACATCAAATATTCTACTTCTTCATCCGTTATATCAAGGTCTGGTTCCATTTTCTTCCTCGTATATCATTGATAGCAGAACTATATAATGGTCCCAAGCTTCTGCAAGTGCTGGATGCTGCTGTTGGAGTTTTGCCTGATCACGCCACGGAACCCTAAAAAATGCATCATCGGGATCAATATTTCCCATCGTCAAAAAATCTTTTATTTTTTTGACACGGTTAAATTCAAATTCACGCCAACCAGCACTATCACGAGGAATTACACGACCTGTATCGTATTCAAAATCTTCGTCCATTACCTATTACTTATAATGTACTGAACGATGACTTCACTTAAACGCTGCCCTAAATCTTCACCATCATTGATGACATGAAGTTCATTAAATGGACGATCTTTGTGATCATCATAACGATGAAACTCTACAATATATCCACCATTAGCAACATGAAGTTTCATATTAATACCACTGGCATCAATTGTATTTGCACTGCCTCTTCCTATCGTTTTGGGACTTGCATCCATGTATATCAAATTATGTTGTTCTTTTTGTTCTGCTTCCCAAGCCTTCTTTGCTTGCTTTTGAAACCATTTATCAAACCAGCGCATCATTGGAATTTCCTTTCAATATCATCTTCTTCACATGCTTCGCCATATTGCGTTTCAATAATAACGAGTGGTTCTTTGCCAATATTAATAATTTGGTGCCAAGTATCAACTGGGATTGAAACAGTTTCACCTACCTGTAAAACTGCAGTTCGATCATTTTCTAAGGCACCATTGAAGTTTTTTACAACTCTTGCTACGCCACTTTTCACAACCCAAAACTCACTGCGTTTACTATGTTTTTGATAACTTAAGCAATGACTTGGCTTTACAACAAGTTCTTTTACTTTTACATTTCCAGTATCATATAGCACTGTAAAATGCCCCCAAATTCTTTCTTCACTAATCATCGTATTTTTCTTTCTGCATAGGTAATCTCATAGCAGCGTGTGCTGCCGCTTCTTTATTAAGAAAGTGTATATGAACTTTGCCCACCCCGCAAGTTAAAAATGTAAAATCTATATTATATCTGTAACCTGCTTCGCCCATAGCGTTGCAGATAATACAAGCAGCTTCTACATCTTGATAGTTGGCATTAAGTGCACCGCCTTCTATATACTCGCCTGGATCAATTGCATAACCATTTGATATCGGTCGTTGAGTAAGGGATTTGCTTGGAAATTCAAGTATTAAGGGTTTTTTTGACATACATAAGCCAACATAAAAAAACTTACATTCTCTTCATCTGCGAACATAACAGGTAATTCTGTACCATTATCAAGTTGAAGAAATACATAATCTTGTCCGTTACGCAATCCATGCTGATTAAAAATTTCTTTTAATTGAGACATCGCTATATTGCGTTTATTCCATAGCCCATATCTAGGCGTATTATTCAATTTTGCAAGTGGAAATCTTGCTATTTTATTTTCGTCTTTGTTGTAGACTGAAACATCTAGGTTTGGCACTGGCAGAACCTATTAATTAATGTGAAGTATTGTGGCTAGATTCTACAATCAATGCAGCATCTAGTTCCCAGTTATTTCGAATATATTCACCACGCCGTACTTTTTCGTATTGACCATACGGAGTGTTGCGACGGTAAAGGTCTGCCTCATTAAAGGCGAACCCATATTCACGGCAGAAATTGCGATATGCATCCAAATCATTGAATACACGGTTTACAGTTGAATTACGAATCATTTGTTTCTCTTTTTTCTAGAGGTTAATATTATTATGGAACTGCCAGTACCATAGTTCTTATATTAGTCTGATTTCTTTTCTTTGTCAAGTAAATTATTATAGTGATCAATTGCTGCTTGTAGTTTAGGAATATCCTTCCTATCTACAATTACATCATTCCAAATCAAGTCTGCGCCAAAAACATACTTAAGCGCAGCCCAAACTCGTCTGAAAAATGAACGGTAATTTGAAGCCTGAACATTCACAATAAAATCTGGTTTATAGGGCAGATTATCGCCCCAATCAAAAACTTGAACAATAATAGTATGTTCAGGGGAATGGCATTCACAAGAAAGAAATACCGTTAAGTCATCATGCTTTTCTGCTATATCTTCAATCGTGCTCATTGTTATGCCTTTGCGGGTAACAGATATTCATATTTAATAAGACCGCTATCAACCATAATCTGTGCTACACCATCATCGCTGAATTGAACAATCTTGTCGCCCTGCAGGTTCAAGATGCTTAAGAACAACCCAACTGGCCAACTCCAAGTTTTTAGTAACTTACCAGTTACTGCGCTTTGGAATACAAAGTTACCTGCGTGTGTAGAATGGTCGCCAAAATAGAACTTAAGATCACCGTTTTCTGTCTTGGCAGTAAACATCTTTTCTTCGCTGTTAGCCTGAGATTGAAACTTCAGTCTGGTAATATTTGTTACAGTTGGTTCAAAAGTAATATTCCAAGTAGCGCCTTTAAACTTAGGCGTTTTAAGTTTCTCATTTACCATTTCAGTAGACATAAAACGATAATCGTTTTTGAAATCACCTGCGGCATTTTCAAAATGCAATCCAGTAGGAACTGTTGTTCCGTTTCGTTCTTGTGTCACAAGAGTGATGTTTGCATTTTCTTTATATTCGGGAATATTAAGAATAGTACTAAGCTTAGCTAGATTTGGCATACCAAATGTGCCATTAAAACTAGGATTAACTGTATTAAACTTTGCTCTAACAATTACTTCGCGTTGTTCACTGACGCTATCAATAGCCGTTGCAGTATCATCGCCAGTAATCTTTACCGTGTCTATGATACCTAATGCTTGCGTGTGGGAAACGATATCTGTAAGAAAATCTTTCATCTGTTTTTACCTTTTTCTAGATTATACTCTTGTTATTATTACAAGTCAATAATTTCTGCAATACCACCAGCTATTTTTAATTTATCGTCGGGTATGCCTGGTTTTTTTACTTTTATATAACTTGCCTTAGTTTGACGAATTGATACTTGTTCTAGTTCCCAACCTTGTTTTTCTAATTCACTTATTATCATTTGTTGATCAATAGTTGAAAATTCAAATCGTTGGTTGTGTCCGATAGCCCACGGTTCGTCATTTGGTAGAAAATTAAATACAAATTTTCCACCTTCACTTAAAAGATTATATACTAATTTACTCCAAGCTAAAATATATTTTTCATCCGCAAAGAAAAATTCATTAAAGCAATATACTAATTTAAACACGCCTTGCGGAAGACTGCGCAAGCTAAAATAATCTACTTTATATTTCCGCAATCTACGATCTACATAAAAGTTATTTTGTAAACTTTCTGCTGCGCTATCGCATACTTCTATAAACCTATCAGCAATATATAGCGGTTCGGCAGCTAGCGCAAATTCTAAAAACTGCCCAGAGCCTGGAAACAATTCTAAAGTCGGAGCATTAAATGAACTTTCGCCAGCTAACGCTCCTGATAGAAATTCTAAATCGCTGTCATTGAATTTATTCAGTTCAATAAATGATCTTCGTGTCTCTAGTGTTTGGTGCTTAAGTTTATCGCATATTGTCTGGTTGTTGATAGCTAACACTTGCTTGTCATATGCTAAGCTAACATTCATTTTTTCTAAAACTGTATCTAATAAATTAGCAATCTCAGTATATTGATCGCCAACTTCGCGATGGTGGTCTCTGGCTTTTTTTAAATTATTATAATAAGTTTGTTTTTCTAACAAGTGCATATTAGAACTCAAACAAATTTGTAAAAGTGTTTGTGATGTTTGTATGTGAACTAATATCCCAATCTAGCACACCTAGTAGATTGTCTACCTTTTGTGTTACGATTGTATCTTCCATTTCTTGTTGGTCAAACGGCAAATCTTTAAACCATTGAGGTATACGAGACTCATCTGTTGGATAACCAATGCTAGTTAAACCAAGTGGATTATCTTTGAGTTTGCATACAACGGTTTTCATGCCATCTACAACTTCAAGACTGCGAGAATCACCATGCATTTTGCGTAGATTATTCCAGTTAATCGCCGCACGAACATGGCCTGGCATGTTTGCTCTGCCTTGGCGTTTTTCTAAATCGCCATAGTATGTTAACTTATTAACACGCTTTGGTGTGCCTTTCTCCCAACTCGGAAGATTTTTAAATGTGTACTTGAAAGCACGAACATGTTTAATAATTTCATCTCTATCTGCGCCATCAAGCACTTTCTTTAATACATCACTTAGGAAATCTTGTACAATCTTTGGAGTATCCGACCGTTTAAGATCAAGCCCCATTGCTTTTAATTTTCCTGTCTTGCCATCTTTATCAAGACGGTTCCCTTCCAAATCATAGATTAATACAGCATAGCGTTTCTTGGTGATAAACAACCCACGAGATGCTACAAGTTCACGACCACCCTTGATGATAGAACCAAGTTCTGGCGTAGTATGAAATGCTTCGTACATAAACTTTGGAAAAGTTAGATTGACCTGTTCACCAATAGAATCATATAACTGCACACAGATTTCCTTGTTCCATTCCATCATGCCGCTTTCAACATCGTTTTTGATTGCTGGCCAAGCAGAGAAGTAAACAGAATCAGTATCACCATAGATAATGCTTTCACCTACATGATCATATGAACCCATAATCAACTGATTAACTGTCGCATCCATGTGCTTGGCAATCGTGCGTCCGCATAGCGTGGTGCTTTGCCCAATGCGTTGGTCAAAGAAGCGACACCCTGCATTAAGAATAGCTCCATATAGTGAGTTCAAGTTAATCTTCTTAACCAACTGACGCTTATCCCAAAACGCAACTTCTTTTGGGTCTTTTGCTTCTTTCTTCTTAGCTTGCAATTCTTTGCGCTCGCTATACCAACGCTCTAACAAACTTGGAATAATACCCTGATGTTCAAGATTGAAGATAGTTCCATTGGCACTCAACGCCCACGGCGCATAGTTGTCAAATATCATGTCAAAGATTTGAGCAGCACTATAAACTTCACTCTTGCCGTCTGTCCAATCTAGTGTAATCTCTGTGCCAACCTCGCGGTTCATAACTGCAGTATATTCCAGCGAAGAAAACAAGCCTTCCCATGCAGCAGCAAGTGATTTACCTTCATCGGTCTTAGATTTTAGATACGCTTCTGTCATAATAGGACGCAGTTGACCAATAATTGTTTCTGGACCCATGTTGAGTGCACGAATTACAGATGGATACAGTGAGTTAATGTCAATTGCACCAATCCAATCATGCAATCCTTTTTTAGGATATGCAACATAAGCGCCAGCAACTTGTGTATTGATTTCATCACTGCGCGGACGACGATTGGGAACTACCATGCCACGGCGATGCGCTTCATTGATAATTGCCTGATCTGTTACAGCAACTGCGCCCATAGTTGTTTGCAGCAGCACGGTATTATCATGCGCAATTTCATTTGCAAGGTCAAGGAAGCGAAGTTTCTTATCTAACTTATTGAGAAGCGCGACATCTTGACGAGAATATTGAATAAATGTTTCGTAGTCGCGATTATATAACTGGTCAAGAGACCCTTCATATGCGGTCTTACGCTCATTTAATTCATATTCGCCAATAGCATCAAGGCTGTAAGAATGGCGTTCTTCATAAGTGTACTTCTGATAAAGCAACATATAATCTAGATGCACTCGTCCTACTAGATCATATGTGTGGCTAGTCTTACCGTATTTTTCATATTCTCGTTCTTTTGGAAATTGATTCCACAAACAGAATCGACGAGTATCGTCTTTGCTTAGTACACGCGCAACACGGTTAACAGTATAAGGAATATCAAACCCTTCGCTGTTCCATCCACTTAACACATCAGCATCTTCAATAAGTTCTAAGAATGTAAGAAGCAAATCACTTTCTTTTTCAAAGATAAAAGTGTTATCAAACTTAGCAGCAATTATATTTGCTTCATCTATTGTCATTGTTTTTGGCGGCATTGCCAGCGTGATTAATTGGTCTAGCCAATCAAGATATAATGTGATAGCAGTAATCTTAGTAAACGGATCATCTGGGGTGCTATATCCACGGACGCTATCAAAGTCCGTCTCAATATCGAAAAACGCTGTTTGTAGTTGTGGCG